CGGCCCATCGCCATCAATTGTGGTTTGCATCGCTGATAATGCAATATCTGCTTTGGCAATATCAAGAGCATTCATCGAATTTGATCCCCACTCCGCAGAGTTTTGATCAGAAATTCCTGAAGGAATAGGAAGAGTCACTGATCCAATTGATCTACTACGTGATATACTACGACTTGCAAATCCTATTTGATCCCCTTGTAGAAATTTTTGAGGTTGATACTCCATCATATCAAAACGAATGACATCTTGTTTTGATGTACCAAGATCTTCTGGATGGGATAATGTTGGAAATTGTGTTCTTGTTCCATCCCTATCTGCGTCTACTCCTTTTGTTAAGTCAACACCCTTTGATGCTGCTGCATCTGCTGCTGGTTTTGATGCAGCAGCAACCTGGTTATCATTTATCGCTGCGTTTCCACTACCAAATGATGCTTTCTGAATTGTTGCTTTATCTGTTCCATCAATATTACTACCTGCAAGATCGTCTGCAGTGGATTCGACTTGTTTTCTAATACCATTCCTAAGTTGAGAGTTTGGATTTCTTAAATCTCTTTGCTCCTCAACGCTTGCAGTAGATAAAACATTGTCAGTTAGTTTGCCATCTTTATCAACGGTTACTTCTTGAACTTTAGATTGTTTAATTCCTTTAGCATCAGATCGATATGTTTCTCTCTTAACACTACCATCAGCAAGGGTAGTTACATCAGTAACATAGTAACTCTTACCACCAGAAGTTCCTCTATCAACTACAATTGGTTCAGATGTTTTTGATGCCATTAGATATGGTACTTTTTTACTTATTTAGCACTCGTTTTGTATAATTTAATGATAGCAAATCATCAAGTTCTTCTCTATAGACAATATAAACTTGAGTGCCCAATTCTTCCCAGGTATATTGTCTATAATCCCTCCAGTGAAAGTTAATACCACGAAATCCCCAAGAGAATATATCAGTCACTGCAACTAATGGGTGTTGATCGTATTCGATGTTGGGAGTCTTCGCATAGTATTTGAAAGTGCAGATGTTACCTTCTTCGGGTATGGGTGTTACAGTATCATTCAGTGCATACATTATTAGTTCCATTCTTTCTCCGATATCTTTCTCGGATTTAAGATCGTCAATAACAGGTTCTATGCGGTTCATTTGATACCTAGTTCGTCTTCTGTGATAATCTTAAACTCAATCCTTCTATCTTCACAAAATTCAACTGCTGCTTTCCACTTTGCTTGGTTTACTTCCCATGTTTTACACTCATAGATATACGACTTAGTAACTCGTTGTCTCCTTGCAGGTGGTTTTGTTTGTTTCTTTGGTTTAACTTCAATCACATAGGTCTTAATTTGACCTGTACTTTCTTTTACCTTTATGATAAAGTCTGGATAGTATTTGTGAACCCTACGATCAAGAGGAGAAACATAAGGAATGTGAAACTCTTCACTACCCCATTGAAGAATGTTCTCGTTCATGTCACACCACCGACAGAACTTGCGTTCCCAACTACTTCGGCATATAATATTGTTAGGATCGCCCTTATATTTACTAGGAAATGACGGTCTGTATTTACTCTTGATACTTTCGGCCATACATAATATATAAGGTAAAAACTATTTATAAATGCCTACTCAAGTAACCTATGGTGGTAAATCTAAAGATGGAACAACCATCGTTAGTTTAAAAGATAAGATACTTAAACCAGCATTAACGTCTCATTTTGAGGTAGAGATTCCTGTGGGAGCGGGTAATCTTAAAAGCTTGCTAGAAGGAGTTGTCGGTGCTGGTGGAATTGGTCAGAAGACTTTAAATATTAATTGCTCTGAAACATCTCTTCCCGGTTCTTCTATTGCAACTTTTGAGATTAATAATGATCATACTGGTGTGACTGAGAGGTATGCACATAGAAGAATGTATGACGATAGGATAGACTTTACCTTTTATGTGGATGCAGAGAAGTATACTCCAATTAGATTTTTTGAAAGATGGATGAGATTTGTGACAGGTGAATCTGGAGTTAGAGCTGATGCTTCAGATAGAACCCTAAAGAATGTTGGATATCACTATAGAATGAATTTTCCGAAAGAATATAGATGCGAGGGTCTAAAGATAAAAAAATTCGAGAGAGATTATAAAAATAGTTTAGAGTACACATTTGTCGGAGCATATCCGATTTCTGTGGCATCGATGCCAGTGAGTTATGACTCTTCGGGTCTTCTGAAGTGTACTGTCTCTATGACATATTTAAGATATGTTATCACTGAATTAGTGGGTCCAAGTGCAACACCTGAAACTGCAGTTCCAACTCAAGAACCTGATCAATCAAATACTCAGGAACCACCAGTCGCTCAAGAGAACGCATCTGATGTTCAACAAAATGTTATTCAGAACACTGGACCTGAAGGAGAAGGTTCTTATGATTCTGCATCGGGCGGAGGATTTATCAGAACAGAAGATCAACTTTATTCCAAAGATGCAAAGGTTGGTGATAAAGTTGTTGGACCACTTGCAAAAGAACTTCAAGACTTTGCTCGCGGGAATTAAAAAAACCTCAATAAATAATCACACTGAAATACATCTATAGGACATCATGCCTTTACCAAAGATTGCTACACCCAAGTATGATCTTGAATTGCCATCAACTGGACAGACAATTCAATACAGACCTTTCCTAGTCAAGGAAGAAAAACTTCTTGTCCTTGCGATGGAGAGTGAGGATACAAAGCAAATCACAACAGCAATTAAGTCTGTTCTGAAAAACTGTATTCAGACGAAAGGAGTTAAAGTAGAACAACTTCCTACATTTGATATTGAGTATCTCTTCCTCAACATTCGCGGAAAGTCTGTTGGAGAAGAACTTGAGGTTACTTTGATTGCTCCTGATGATGGAGTAACTGAAGTTCCAGTCACAATTGGATTGGATGAGATTCAAGTGAAAAAGCATGACGATCACACTCGTCAAATTAAACTTGATGATACCTTGATGATGGAAATGAAATATCCTTCACTGGATCAGTTCATTTCAAATAACTTTGATTTTAATGAAAAGAATCAATTGGAACAATCATTTGATCTGATTGCATCTTGTGTTGATAAGATCTATAATGAAGAAGAAGTATGGGCAGCTGCGGATTGTACTAAGAAAGAAATTAAAGATTTCCTTGAGCAGATGAATTCTACTCAGTTTAAGGAGATTGAAACTTTCTTTGAGACTATGCCAAAACTTACACATACTGTTACGTTTGTGAATCCAAAAACCAAGAAGGAGAATGAAGTCCTTCTGGAGGGACTGGCAAGTTTTTTCGCTTAGGCATGATCCATATGGATCTTGAGGCTTATTTTAGACTCAACTTTGCCTTGATACAGTATCATAAATATTCATTAACTGAGATTGAAAACATGATGCCTTGGGAACGAGACATCTATGTTGAACTTCTAAAGCAACATCTCAAGGACGAAAAAGAAAAACAAGAGCAGCGGCAACGAAAGTATGGCGGCTAAGACCACTGATCCTATTGATATCCTCCTTGAGATGGGTATTGACCTCGACAATTTGTCGGAGGAAGAAGATTATCTTAGTGCCTTAAAAGAAGCGATTGCAAAGATACAATTTCAAACCAAAGGTGCAGGTGATGAACGCTCTGCAATCTTATCGCAAGAAGTAATAAAAGTAAGGAAGTCAAGGAAAGCAGCAGACCCCAAGTTTAAAGCAAAGAAGACAACTGTTAGTCCAGATGCTTTCTTTGAAAGAAAACCAGATGAAGTAAGGCAAGATGTAAAAACTGGGGCAGTAGATCCTTCTAAACTTAAGTTTAGTTCAGTTGAGTTTGCTCCAAAACAGAAGGCACTTCCTACCAGTGCAATAACTCCTTATCAAGCACCTGAAGAAGAGGAAGGTGCAAAGAAGAAACGCGCACCAAGAAAGAGTGATCCCTTGAAGGATATTCTAAAGGGTGTCAATTCTATTATAGAAATTTTAAAGAGGCAGCAAAAACTTTCTACAAAGCAGGCAGAGAAAGATAGGAAGCGTGCAGAAAGACAAAAAAGAAAAGGATCTGAGGATAAATTAGAAAGTCGTGGTATCAAAAATTTCATTTCTGGTGCCAGTAAACTGATTAAACCAGTCAAGGGACTTCTTGACGGGATATTTGATTTTATCAAGAATATCATAATTGGTGCTGTTTTAATTAAAATAATTAAATGGTTTACTGATCCAGATAATGAAAAAAAGATAACAGCAATTGGTGAGTTCTTTAAGAACACTTGGCCTGCATTGCTTGCAGCATACTTATTATTTGGAAATAGTTTTACTAGTTTCATTGCGAAGATGCTGCTCAAGGTAGGCATTTTCACAGGAAAATTAATAGCAACTGTTATACCCGCACTTGTTGGTGCAGTCCAACGATTTGGTCTTGGTAAGAGTGCAAAACTTTTGAGTGTTGTTGGAGGCACTGCACTTCTTGCAAATCGCTTAATGGATGGTGGTAAAGATGATGTAGATCTAACTAAGGGTGAAGACGATAAGGACAGTGCTCCTACATCAGATAAACCTGCAGCAGATAAACCTGCAGCAGATAAACCTGCTGCAGATGGTAAGGACGGACCACCGCCCGCAGCTGCAGAACCAGAGACACCGACCGTCAGTGCTCGATTTG